TTCTGCGCTGTGGTCAAGTCCATCGTCTTGAGTTCCTCCTGTAAAAAGTCCATCGTAACGCTCAATAATTCCACGCTTAAATTGCGCAAAAAAAAACTTGCACCCAGTACAATATTCAACGGCATCATTTTCATAACTTCCGCATACGTCGCGCTTGTGTGGTAGGGTTCTATTTCGTATTTCTCGCCTTTCTTCTTTTTGATTGGTCTGAATAACACCGCCATCGCTTTGTGCATAGAATCCCAGTCCTGTAAATATTTTTCAGCGTCCACGTATTCACCGAATGTCATGTTTTCTAAATCAGGAATAAATCCAAACTCGTACTTATCGATAAAAAACGTAGGTTCAAAATCGGGTTCTTGTTTAAACAAGTCGCCCAATTTAGCCATCAATGTAAACACGTCACCCGCGCTAAAGTTGTTCACCTCGGACATTCTTATTTTGCACAACATCGATATCATTTTCTTTGCGGCAATGTCGTTCGAATCTTCCTCGTTTTGCAGTTTCATTAACTCCTGATATTGGGTTAATCTAATTTCGCTTAATGAAGTTGGGATTAAAATTTTCGACTGCATATTATTATAACTTAATTTCCTTTAATTGTACCTTAGTCCGTTTTTACCTTACGAAATACTTACCCCTATTTGGATTGCTCAAAGCGTTGTACACGAAATAACGTGCGGCATCTATGCAATGATTCCATTTGTCCTCGGGAATAGTCTTGTTCGTCTTTTCCTGCCATGAATAGTTGTTAAATTCCTTAATCATGTTCTTGCTTTCGGGGTCTATAAATATTCGATACTCCGACATCAAACTAATTCCCGCCGTTACGCTTCCAGTTCCTTTGATTGCTTCGACAATATTTAAGCCTCGTTGTTTAAGTTCGCTTATTAACCTTGGTTCGGCTGAATCACCTACTATCAAATCATTTAAAGCGTGCTGTCTGTTATACTCGAATAGTTGACCTGTGTTTAATCCCTTTTCGTAGAAGCATTCTTTGAGGTAAATTACTTTCGTCTTTCTGTCAATTGACACCTTTATAAGCGTAGAAGGGTCGTTACTAAATCCGTAATCCTGTCCGAATCCGTTTAACTCGCATTCTTGAAATTCGCCCAATGACCAATTTGTAAATACCGCTCCCGTTGGTTGAGCGCGTTCACCCGTTCCGTAAACCTTCCACCAATACGAATTACCTATCTTACTTTCGATGTCTTCTACTTGTGGTCGGGTTAAATGCGGGTTATCTCGATACGTCGTAATACAAGGCGGGTGTTTCTCGATGTATTTATCTAACCAATGTTCTTGGGGTAACGCGGGGTTATAGTCGGCTATTATTCGGTATCGTGTTCTTGGGAAAAGTTGGTCTATTGTTTCTTCGGGGAATTGGTGCGCTTCATTTATCCAAAGTATATCGCGTGAACGTCCGTGTATCTTATCGGGGTTGTCTGCACCGTAATAATTTATGTAGTTCCCAAATAGGTTGTAAATGTGGTCCGTCTTATTATGGTTCTTATCGGAATATAATTCGTGTTTTATTAGCACATCCCGAAAGTCTTTCCACGCGGTCGCCTTCAACGCGGCGAATGTATCACGGCAAATATCTATTTCTATTCCTCCATCTTCGTGTTTTTCACAAAGCCAAATTAAATAGTAAATGGTCGCGTATGTTTTCCCCGAACGTGTACCGCCTTGTAAAAGCGTAATTCGTTGTTTTGCTACCTTTGATTTTAGATAGGTGTAATTAGGATTACTCTTCAAGTTCTTCATTCATCCAGTCGGGAAGGTTCTTTCTTAATTCAGTTGTTTCAATCTGTTGAGTAGGCATTCCGTAACCGCTATCCATTAAAGCCTTATATGCGGCAACATCACCTTCTCGCGCTCTTTTAATCAAAGCCAAGGTCATCATGTCTTCTTGTGTTAACGTTTCATCCTGTCCGCTTATTGGGTTCTTTGCCGTTTGATTAGTTTCTAACCATTTTTTTGCTATAGTGCTTCTGTTCTTACTTCCCTTTGGTCTCCCGTTAGGGTTTCCGCTTTCGCCTTTTTCAAATGGTTTTAATATACCTCCGTTTTTACCTTCCATAACTCTGTTTTTACACTGTTACTCCGTTCTTCTTAATAACTAAACTTGGGTCGAGTTTCTTCATTCTGTCAATGATAACTTGGCAATACTTCGGGTCTAATTCCATTACAAATGATTTTAATTTTAGTTGTTCAGCAGTTACCATTGTTACTCCGCTTCCTCCAAAATAGTCTGCAATAGTTTTAATGTTTTGTTTCGTTTTTTCAATGCACCATTCAACTAATGAAACAGGTTTTTGAGTTGGATGCACTCTGTTTGTTTTTTCAGATGCCTGTGTAAATTGTCTTACAACGCTTCTAATGTTTGTCCACGCAAGCTCACAATCTGTTTGGTCGCTACCTCCGTTATTTTTATCCCAAACTAACCAACACTCGCTATCAGGTAAAGCACTACTGTAGTAATTTGCACCCCACCAAATGTGAGATGACTTAGGATAAAGTGAATGTATTAAATCAAAACTATCTCTTGCAACGTCCGTGTTATCATCACCTAAAATGTCAGTCGCGTATCTTTCTTTTAATACTCCGCTTTTTGATACCGCATTCATTCCGTAGGGAGGGTCTGTATGAATTAAGTCAGGAATTAAACCTTGCATTAATTTATCAATGTCATTTATATCTGTAGCACTTCCACAAAGCAAGCGATGTTCACCTATTTCAAATAAATCTCCTATTATTATGTCCGTGTTTATCTCGTTAGGTATTTCGTAATCATCCTCTTCGGCTTCGAGTTCTTCAACTGTTAAATCAATCGGTAAATCAAGCCCCCAATCCTCTAATTTTTCGGTGTCCCATTCATTCGCTAAACTATCCCAATCCCATTCTCCAAAGCCAACGTTATCTTTAATTAAGAATTCGTTTTTTTGTTCCTCCGTCCATTCGTCTGCTACTATAATAGGTATTTCTTTTAATCCTATCTCTTTACACGCCTTTAAACGCATATTGCCACCTAAGACAACGTATTTATTATCTACGTCAGTAAACACAACTAACGGACGTTTATTCAACATATCGGGAAAGTCCTGAATAGATTGTACTAACTTCTTAAACTTTCCGTCTTTTATTATCCTTGGGTTCTTCGGATTAGGTTTTACTTGTGTTATTTTTACTACTTGCATATTAGTTCATAGATTGGATATAGAAGTTATCAATAGGTGCAAAGTATATAGTATCGTCTTTTTCTTCGATGAGCAGAACCAGGAAAACAGGATAGCCACAATACTCGGTAATCCCTTCCATTTGGTCTTTATAATACGTACCTACAAAGAATGCGTAGTTATCGAACTGACCAATAACGCGGTCTAACATTTCTTCGAGTTGGTCTTCTAAGTTCATTCTTCTGGGTTAAGTCTTGTAAAGGGGTCTACTTTTACTTTGGTCTTTGTTCCTTGTAATCTTTTGGTTCGTCTTTCGGCACGTTCCTTTTTACGTTCCGCTAACGTTTTCGTGTTCTTGTTCATACTGGTTAACTATTTTTTGCAGGTCGTTCAATATTCTTTTCCAACAATCCGGACACCCACTCGGTTCTTGGCGTTGGTTAAATACTCTATTGTAGATTCTTAATAGTGAACTTTGTTCTGTTGGTTTCAGCCTTGATTTATTAAATGCAAAAAAGTCTTTTAGGAATAAGTATTCGTGTTCTTGTAGGCATTCAATCTTACGTCGGTAAGTGAATAACTTATTTAACGCTTCTTTTCGTTCGTCACATCCACAATCTTCGCCCAATATCCATTTGGCTACCTTTGCTATTCCTGTTGCCTCTAAAACCTTTTCTACGGTGTCTCCTAATCCTACGCTCTCGGTAGTTGAACGTACTAACTCCATTTCCTTTTTAGTCCGTCTTTTTCTCTTTTGTTTAAATTCGGTCATATCTTATTATTTTTCGTGTACTCACGCGATAACTCGCAAAGGTCGTCGCGTAGTTGCTTGTTTTCTCTTTCAAGTTCTTTAATTTGGTTGTAATAATTATCATTCAAATCAAATAATTCTTTCATTTTCCTTTTACGGTATACTAATAAATCTTCAACCGCTCCTAATATCTCCTTATATTCGGTCATATTCTTCGTTTTTATAGTCTAAATAATCCTCCCCTATCTTTTGTTTAAGACGTGTTTTGCAGTTTTTAAGCGTATTAAATATACTCGATAAACTTATATTCGCTCCGTTGCTTATTTCACGCATTGATTTACCCTTTAAGGTATGCACTTTGAATAGTTCACGGTCGTAAGTATGCCACTTAGATAACTCGTTTTGTAGCTTTTGGTCTATTTTACTTATTGCTTCGTGTTTTTCGGGCTCGCTTTCCTCAATACAAAGGTAATTTAACTCATCAATCGATACCTTTTGAATCCTGGTTTTCTCTTTCTCGTAAGTTATGAACG